GAACTCTGCCGATTCGCGTGACTGCACAAGCCATCGGTGCCGAGCGTGTAGGTCGATTTCATTCACTGGCCAGTCGGCGTGAACAGCCACCGCGACGGCATCGCGAGAAACAGCGCGCCAAAAATTAGCACAGTAGCAATTCAAATCGTTCGCCGTTTCTACCTTCGGAGCGTGCGGGCGGGCCAGCAGCCACGCCAGCGAACCGCAGAATGGTTCAATAGCGTTGTCAACGTCTCCGATTCGTGCCCATACCTCGTCGGCAATCCGGCTCTTGCCGCCAAAATAGGGGAACGGAGCTTTGAGAGCTGCGATAGCCATTCAGCCTTCATTCACCACGGTAGCAGTAGGCTTCACCATCGACTCCCGAATCTTGTGCTGCTCGGCCAGCAACTCCCGCATCTCGCCGTCCAACTCACGTAGCCGCCGGTACAACGCTCCGCGCTCGGACCGCTTCTCGCGTACCCGCTCGGTTATCTCGTGGAATCGAGGCGGGAGTTTGTACGGCGGTTGTCTCATCGTCTTGCTACAACAGAACCAAATACTCTCAGGCTCCGTCCGCGCCGCGTCTCGCCGCAAGAATCTACGCTTCGCCGCGTGCGCGAATAAAAGCCCGTTGTCTCACCAGCAGCCGGGTAGCCGAAACTCGCAGCGAGTTATGCCCAGCGATTCAAACTCTGCCTTGAGTTCGCAGCGTACCCGGTTCCATTCCGCTGTCATGGATTCCGTCATCAGAATGGAATTCCACCATCATCGTCGGCCGGAACCGTTTCAGTGGTCTCGCCAGGCGACTCTGCCGGTGTCGATTTCTTCGATCCGTTTCCCTTCAGGCTCTTGCCAAACATCGCGTCAAGCTGACGAACCCGCTTGCTGTCCAGGGGGGGGACTTCGAGTGGCCCACCGTCGCGATCCAAGTTCCAACGCTCTTGAAGTGTACCTTCGTATTCTTCGTGGTCGCATCGAACCTGAATCTCAAGCCCCTCGAAGCTGTGCGCGCCTTCAACAGCAGGGTCGAGAAACTTGAAGCTTGACTTGTCGTAGCCAAGTCGCTCCAAGTCTTCGATGACGTACTGCGCCGTGTTTTGGGTAATCACCCGGTAGATAGTCCGTTCGTAATCGGGGCAACCCATCAGCGGCCCCGTCGGATCGTTGGGGTTGATCTTGCCGAGCGGTTTGAACCGAATGAAAAACTGCGGTGTCTTTTTGTGTTTCGTTTCGCTGAGTCCCCACGTCGTCACTCTCGCCATGTAAGAGCCTGGATTGAATTTCGGACTAGCCATTGTTCACCGCCTTTCCATTCTCGACTCTGCCAGCCTTGATCCCCTCAATGAATGCCTTCCATGCCTCTGCGCCCGAGGTTCCCATTTCGAGTTCGGCCGAAAGCCCGCAACGATTCTTGGCGTCGAACGCCGCGTGCCGCTCGGTGTGCATCATGCGAGTCTGACCGCCGACTGCCTTGCGTTTCTTTTCGTCTTCGATCACTGTCTCGAAGTTGGCGAACAGAACAATGTCCGCCCACTTATGCGTCAGACCCCAAGTCTTTTGGTTCATATCTGGAGCGTAGCGGTCGTAGTCCGCGCCTTCAGGGTTTTTGAACGTCATGACTTTCGAGTGACACAGGGCGATGACGGCCATTTTTTTTTGCTCGCGAAGCTGATCGAGCAAAATGAGCAGTTGCCGCCAGTCGGCTAGCGATGCCTCGAAGCCCTGTTGGTACGAGGTGAATCCGCTCTTGCCCCAGTCATTGTTGAACAGCCGGGCGCAGACTGATTCGTGACACAGCCGCTCGAATCCGTTCAGCGTGTCGAGCACGATGGTTTTGTAGTCGTGTTGCTCCGCGATGAGCATTTCCATGACGTGAATCGTTTCTTCCCACGTGTGCAGTTCGGGGAAGTGCGGAACTTCCGGCAGGCGTCCCGCGTCGATCAGTGTTTCCAGTCCTGTCTCGCCGCGAGCCATCAGAAAGATTGGCTTCGGAGCCTGCGCGGCGAACGATGTTTTTCCGACTCCCTCAACTCCATGTAGGATTACCCTGCTCGGCAATCCCTTTCCTTTCGCGGTTACTTCAGCCAGCGATAGCCGTTTCGTCGGCACCTGTTGGCCCGGTCGCCTCAGTGACGACGGAGCCGCCGTTGCGGTGCTCATGTTCGATCTCCCGTTGTAGTGTAAAAAACTCCACCATGCTTCGATAGCGCGGCGCATCAGTTTTCCAGAGTGCAGCGCATCCGCGAGTGACTAAGCAGGTCGCGACCGTCGCCATCAAGACTCAACTCCGCGTGCAAGAAACCTGAAAACCTCTAAGCCGCAATCAACCTGTATCTCGCCTACTACAACTTCTGCTGGCGGACACGCTACCCGGACAAGAGCGGAAAACGTGGCCGTTGCCGTGCGACTGCCGCTATGATGGCTGGCGTCACCGACCTCATGACCGGCGGGCCGATGTAGGAAATCAGGGGCGTTGCGGGCAATGATGCTCACCCCGCTTTTTTTCTGGGCAATTTCAAAATACATCACCACCATCTCCTTTTGCTTGCTCAAAGGTTATCGTAGACTCGCGTTTAGACATGTGGACCTGCCTTTTCAGGTTCGTTGTGTCGAGGGCCGGTCAGACTCACACAATCTGACCGGCCCGCATTGTATCGGTCTCGGTGTGTGTTTCAACCGAAAAGTACGACCACCATGCTTCGATAGCACGGTGCATCAGTTTTCCAAAGTGCAGCGCATCCGCTTCTTCTTCGTCGGCTCGTTCGATGCCGAGTTCGTAGCGGAGGTAGTGTTTGCGGCGACACGTCTTAAACGTCTGCATCCGCGAGTGACTAAGCAAGTCGCGACCGTCGCCATCAAGACTCAACTCCGCGTGAACGCAAGATCGTTTCACGAATTTGTCCGAGTCGAGTGAATCGTGGCCCGAACACAAGCCGAGAAATTCGCACGGTCGTTTGTACGTCATGCACGCGCCGCTGTTGCGGGTATGCCGCTCGCGTTGGCGAGCTAACCGAATCTCGTCGGCTACGTCCCACAACTCGCAAGCGAACTCGTGAACGTCGCAATCCATTCGTGGAATAGAGCGGCGCTGAAAGTACCATTGCGGACGTTCAAGACAATCAGCAGCAAGCCGAGCCTCAAATAATTCTTCGTTCTCTCGCTCCGCACCGCAGACAAATAACTGTCGCGTTTCCATCGAAACCTTCGTGGCGCAATACTCGCCGACCACGAGAATCTGTTGACGCATCGCCTTTGAAATTTCTTTCGGTCGAATCGACGGCTTGCGAATCACGTCGTACATCGTTCCGTCCACCTTCACGCCTTGCTGCCATTCGCTCAACACGTACACGCTCACCTGGGCGTCGATTGCGAGCCGTCGCCAGTACGGTGCGTTGCCGTCTTCGATGTCTTCGGAGCAGGTTTTAATTTCGCGCAGCCAAATCTTGTCGGACGGTAGGTATCGAGCCAATCCGTCGCGGACCCCCGCGTAGCGAAACGTGCGCGATGCCTTGCCGGTCTCAGGATTGATAATCGGCAGAATGAACTGATCTTCGGTTGCTACCGATTCCCAATCGCTGCTGAACCATCGGGAATCGTAACCACGCATCAGTCCGCGAGCCTTCGCCCGCGACAGATCGTCGGTAGTCGCCGTGTTGATCGCGTCCAGAGCCAAGTCGAGTGCGGTCATTTTTTGCGTGCTCGGTTTGCCTTTTTGAGATTCTTCAAAACGGCCGCAATCTTTCGTCGCGACTTCGACTTGCCGCCCTTCGCTCCCATTTCTTGCGCTGTCATCGTCTTCATGAATGTCTTTTACCAAAGCGTTTTGAGTGTGTCCAGAGCGTTTTGCAAGAATTTTATCCGTCCGCTCCCGGCCCGTATTCCAGTCTCGCCTTTTCATCATCGGTCGTCGGCATGATTCCTTCCGCCATGAATAGCTCGTGCAGCGATCGCCTGTGTCGTTCCTTCCATGCGGCCATTTCGGGATCGTCGGCCTTGAGCGGTAGCGTGGCCTGCGGGTTAGTACGCTTGCGAGTCATTTTCAAAACGAAAGGACAAGGCGTGATCGGCCGCGTAATTTATGTCGCTAGCGCCGTCACCAGTTAATCGGTGAAGATGAATCATCAAGCAAAACCGCCCCGACCATTGTGCTGGCCCGTCAGGATCATTCGGGTCAAGGCGCAAACCGAGATCAGACAGAATGTGTTTTCCTGAATTAGAGATTGAAACCGCCTGCATGTTTTCGTCGGGCGGGCCGCACAAAATTACTCCATGATGCTTCGTAGTGCGACACACTTTCGCAAGCTTCTGAATCGCACACTCGTCGGGCAGCGTTGGCTTTATTTCAATCCACGTGCCGGGATTCTTAAACTTACAAAATGCCGCGTCCTTTGGGTTGAACGGACACCAAAAGTCCGGCAAGTATCTTTCTCCGTTTCCGAGTTCAAATCCTTCGGGTTCGTATTGCCATCGCATTTTGAGCGCATCGAAAAGGACGGCGTACCGAGCTTCCAGTCGCGAACGGAAACGACACCCCTTGTATCGTGTTTCAATTGGCCTGATTGTTTCGCTCATCCGTTTGCTCCCGGCTCGTAGTACGATTGCGAATCGTAACCTGTTGCGCAGTTCTCGAATCTCAGGAAGTCTTTCAACAGCGTCAAGTGAATCGGACCCGTTCGCCCGTTGCGCTGTTTCGCCACGTCAACGACAATCTGAGAATCCTCTTTGGCATCTCGGCTCAACAAGATCACAACGTCGGCATCTTGTTCGATAGCGCCCGACTCGCGCAGGTGATGAAGTTTCGGCCGCTTGTCGGCGCCCTTTTCTGATTCACGGTTCAGTTGCGCCAACACGACAACCGGAACGTCCAGAGACCGCGCAAGATGTTTGAGGTTTCGACTCAGGCTTGCTACCTGCGTTTCGCGGTTATGGCCGCGGTCTTCGGCGTCGGGGCTCACAAGTTGCAAGTAGTCGATGACAACCATCGCAAGACCATGCTTCATTTGAATTCGTCTCGCCGACATTCCGATTTGAAACACCGTTCGCGTCGGCGTGTCGTCGATGAAGATCGGCTTGCGTGCAATCTCGGCCGTGGCGTCCATCAACGTCTGGATGTCCTGTGACGACAGCCGGCCCGTTCTGACTTTGTGCGTACTCACGCGGGCTTCGGCGCACAGCATGCGTTCGCTCAACTCAATCGCCCGTTGCTCCAGGCTGGCAAAGAGAACGCCCGCCCCGCCTGGCGTTGCCATGTTTGTTGTGAGATTCACAGCAAGCGTCGTTTTTCCAATCGACGGCCTCGCGGCGATAAATACCAACTCGCCGCGGTGAAATCCGCCGGTCTGCTCGTCGAGGTCCAAGAAGTGTGTCTTAATACGCCGCGAACTTGCACCGTCCTGTTGCCGATGATGAATCTCGTCGAACACGCCGGCAAGAATCTCTGACACCGGAGAGACACTATCTCTCACGTTGTTGGTGCTGAGTTCGAGAAGTTTGTTGTGAGCTTGCGCAATAATTTCTTCCGGCGTGTCGGTTTCGTCGTAGCCGGATCGGACCATCGCGGTTCCCAGATGGATCATCGCCCGCAAGAGGCTTTTTCTCTTGGCGATGCGCGAGTAGTATTCCGCGTTCGCCGCCGTTGGAGTTCCAGAAAACAAACTGTCGATGTATGGGATATCAAGTTCGGCACAGTCGCCTTCGTCGAGTTGGCCCCGGCGACGTAACTCGTCGGCGAGCGTCACCGGGTCCACGCCGATCTCCTGAAGGTGCAGCGAAACAATCGCCGAGTAAATCCGCTTGTGGGCCAGACGGAAAAAATCGCCTTCGTGAACAAGGTCGATGACGTTCGGGATGCACTGATTGTCCAGCAGCATCGAACCGAGTACGCACCTTTCGGCTTCGAGGTCTTGTGGCGGCATCCGATCAAACACCGTTGACGCACCGTCTCCGTTGATTGCCATGTTCATTCTCCAAGTCGTTTTGAAATGATGTCCGTAATCGCCATTTCACGAATCCGTTCCGACCATCCGTCGAACCCACACGCCAGACGTTCGGCTTCGCGGTAGACTTCGATGTTCACATCGGTTGGTTTCTCGCCCATCGAGCGGAGCAGCGTCATCGCCAATTCGCGCTGGTCGTTGAGCTTCCTCTGCTCCCGCGGTCGTAGACCATTCCCCCTTTTAGGGGGTAAGGGGGTATTACTGTGACTGTGGATAGCATTGCCTTCGCTATCCGATTGCTTTCCGTTCGGTGTGCGTTTGGAATGCGTTCGCATCCGAGACTTATTCCGTCTGACCCAACGTGTTTGCGACGACTCCCTGGCCTTTTCGGACTTATGTTTGCGCAAAATGCGCTCGTGTTCCATCCGTGAATTCTGCATGCGCGATGTATTATTAACACACTGTTTGAAGCATTCGGACACCCAGTCGCATTGCGTTCGGAATGCGTTCGCATCAATGCCGAGAATGGCGGAAAGTTTTGTCGGATCGGACGGGATAGAACCTTCCTGCCATTGAAGTGAAAGTAGGCGCAGGTACATGCCTACTTGCGCATGGTTCATACACTGAACTTTTTCGTCGAGGAAGAAATCATCGACGTAGAACGGAAACCACGGATACGAACTGGCCATCCGCGACCTTCCACGCGGCGCCGCGTCGGATCGTCCGTAACCTCATCCGTGCGGGCCAAGTTGACGCACTCTGCCACGGCCAGCGGCTTCCGATGGAAGGGCTGCGAGACCTAGACCGGAAGCGCGACTGGCCGGGACGGAAAGCGTCAAGTAAGTGTCAAAAGTTTGCTGTCTAAGTCTCGCATTAGGCAGGTAGTTTAATCGCCCGGTTGAGAGTGTCAACGCAATTCCGCAAAAATCTTCAAGTCGCAACCCAGACGACCGCCTTCCGACCGCTCCGGGTCTTCCGCACCGTTCCAGAATCGCGCACGAGGCCAGCCGCGACACACTCGATACGCCTCGGGCGCTCCGTAGAACTTGGCATGGCAAGCCCGTCCTGAATTTCTTCGTCGGTCAATCCGGCGGGATGCGAGCGGAGATAGTTCAGGACCGACTCGCGCAAGGTCGCGGCCCTCGGTGAGATTTCAACTGCGGCGTCACGACTCGTCGCGCTGTGCGGCTGAAACGGCGGCGATTGTGCTCGCCGGCGATGGATCGGGTCGAACAGCATTGGCTGTGGATTGGTTGCACTCACGGCAGAATCCTTCCTTCGAGCGATGGAGCAGCGTCGGCGTCTTTGTCCCGTTGCACAGTGGGCCGAGACACGCGCGGAACTGGTATCCGAGTCCTGAAGTTTTCTTGCTCATGAAAATCTCGCCAGCCGCCGATTGCCTAGCCTGGGAATGCCTCACGATCATGACGCAGCGGCTGCGCGTCGGCGCGCAACATGATGGTGTTTACGATCATGTCATTATCGACAAGCCCTGGGTGCATTTCAAACTGAGTTCCTTGCTCAATCGAGCCGACGATCTGTTCAATCAACTTCACGCCGTCGTTGCTAAAAATCTCAATTCGTGCGTACATCGGCATAGTTCCTAATTGTTAGATGCGGCGCGGCGGGAACAACCACGATCCGCCGCGCCGCGTTTTCTCTGCCGACGACTAGCCGGCACAGAAAGAGGTTTCGGTTATGTCCATTCGCTGGTCGGCAACACGACAATTGTTGGTAGAACGTCAGGTTATTCAATCCCGGCACGCATTGTTCGCGTCCGCACGGAGAATCTGAATATCGTGCGGCGCCTCGAACGCCAGCCTTGCACTTGGTCCCCACTTGCTCCCGAAGTTCTTTATCCGCACAAGCCGAATCAAAATCGTCTGCGTCTCGGTTGACGGCGGAACGGTGATTGTTATATCGCTCAGCTCCTCGCTGTCGGTCCATCGCTCTAGGATCAGCATCGGCAAATTCCTTTCGCTTGAAGGCCGACACGCTGCGGCGTCCCTGCGATTCCTCGCACAGCGTATCGGTGGTCCCGGTCCTCCGTGTTGGCCGCTCCGTGCGGCCGGTTAGCTCGGTCGGTTTGCCTCTGCCGGCTCCGTTGGCGATATTTCTGGCCCACTAACGAGATACGGTTGCCTTGCCGACGGCGCACATTCTCCGCACTAGTTGTTGCGCAGACTCTTGGAGCCTTCGCTTTGTCGGCTTGAGTATGGCCCTTGCGTCGTCTAATGCGGCGGCCGCGTTCGCTGCGGCCGCCCTTGCGGCGGCAACTGCGGCGGCCACTGCGGCGGACATTGCGGCGGACACTGCGGCGGCCGCGTTCACTGCGGCGTCCACTGCGGCGGCCATTGCGTCGGCCATTGCGTCGGCCATTGCGTCAGACCATGCGGCGGTCGCGTCCATTGCGTCGGCCACTGCGGCGTCTACTGCATCGGCCAAAGCGGCGGCAACTGCTGCGTCTACTGCGCCAGACCTTGAGTCGGCCGCTGCGGCGGCCGCATTAGTTCGCGCGGCGCGTAGTTGGTCCATCATCGCCTCAAGATCGGCCCAAGACTGAATCGGTTTTGACTCAGACAGAATTGTGGCATCTTTTTTAAGCGACGGCACCATTGCGAGCCAAGCCGGAGTGCATTCGCGGACCAACCAATCAACGATGAGCAGGCCGCGCGTCTGCTCATCTTCTTTGTTTGTGCAAGTCCCGATCAATTCCGGGATGAGTGGCTTGAGAAACTCATTCCGATCCCAGTCATTCATTGCGTCATTCCACGACCGACAGAATTCTGCGATGATCGGGCTTGTGCAACCTGGATGGTCGCTGTGCGGCTCGCCAGCAACCCAAGCGACGATCTCCATGACGCTCAGGTCGTTTGAGCGGTCGCTGTGCCAGCCATGCGCGATGCTGAGCGTTTCGAGTTGTTCAAGCGTGAGTACGTCGGTCATTGTGTTCCTTTCGGTACGGACCGCTTCATCACCGGCAGTAACCGCGAGGCACCGTAATTCGCGCCCACCGCCGCCTGGATCATTCGTTCGGCCTCATCCAGTCCGACGTTCTGAATCAGCCAGTGCTTTGCCTTGCGATCCAGATTGAGTTGCGACAAGTCCGCTCCGGTTCCGAGTACCTGCACGTCGGCGATCAGGCTGGCGAGTGTGTGCGGGCTAACGGTCGTGAAAAATGCGTCAAGCATGACTCCGCTCATACTAATGAAGGTGTCTGCACCACCCATTGCCGACAGAACTGCCGAAGTTCCTTTTCGTACACAAGCAACTCGCCGAGCCTGCCGGCCAACTTACTCACCGAACGATGGTACTCATCGCACAAGTGGCCAGGCTCCCCGCAATCGCAATGGGCAAACTCGTGCAAGAGAAAGTCCAGCACGTCAGGTAACGGAGTAGCCGGCCCAAAACTTGTCGCGTTGATGTAGAGCGATCCGTCCCGCCCACAAGCCCCGGCGAACTTCCAGTCGCGATCATTGGCGACGGTGATTGTGAGCGCACGGCCCAAGAGTGGACATTGGAGCTTGCGAGCCAACTCGACGATCAGCCGGATATGATCCGGCCATTCTTCTTCGGGAATCGTCTTGAGCTGGCCGCCGTTATCAACGAACGGCTTTGGGCTTGGCGTGACTTGCCCGGCTGGCAGTGTAGCCTTTGACCTCCGCACATTCTCCCACTGGCCGCGGCTCAGGCTCCCGCCCGGAATGACTGTGTATCCCTGGGCGACCGCCAGGCGGTTCGCTTCTACGTCGCTCGGATCGTAGACGACTCGTTTCGGGCCGAACCGAAGCTCCTGGATTATCTCAACGGCCGCATCTTCTGCGCGGGCGTCTCCGCTTGCCTCTTGGACCCACTCGGCAGTTGAATCGTCTTTGGTCAACAGGCCGCTTGTAGCGTTGAGTACGGCCACGCGAACGGCCCGCAAATACGACTCTGGCACGTTATCGCGGTCCAGAGTGAGCGGCACTTTCTGGCCGATGTCAACGTGGAACTTGTCGCCGGTCTCAACGATAGGGATTCCCATTTCGTAGAGCGTGGCCGTCTCACCTAATGCGACTTGGTAGACCGTGATTGTGGTCAGTCGCTTAGACTTCCGCAGACAGCCATTGGCGTCCGCAATCTCGGTTGGCAGACTTTTCTCGATTTGTGTAACGCGGCGGCGGTCGATCAGTAACTCGCCGTTGATCGTGGTCCGAATGTGCGACGGCGGAATGAGTCGTTTCGCACTAGCCAGCACTTCCGCCAATTCATCGCGCGTCATGCGGATCGTCGCAGCAAATATGGTCCCATGCTCGCGCTTCTGGCGGATGGCGATTCTTCCGGACTCATCAAACTTGACTCCGCCGGTCGTGCTCCATACTAGGGCGGACTCGCACATTGCCAGCACGAGTTTCTCGCCGAGGTTGAACCGTCCGCGCTTCTTCGCATTGCCTTTCTTGCCTGACTCGGCGAACAAGGTCCAGGCGTGCGAGAGATTTTGGAATCCAGCGGGAGCGTCGTCGGCTATTTCGAGCGTGCAGACTGGGCGGCCGTCGATTGGCGCAAGTTGCACGTCAACGGCCGTAACGCCATCCTCATCCCACGAATTTTGCAGAAGCTCGAACAGCACAAACGATTTCCCTTTACGTTCGAGAATCTTCGCAAGTCCAGCCTTGTCAACATCAAACCAGTTCATGATTTTCCTTTCGCTCATGACGAAAGATTGTGGTTTATGAGCGTCCGTGGTGTCGGTCTCCCGGACGGCGGCACTGGCCGCAATGCACTACTCGTTGTAAGCCAACTCAGAGTCGCGACGCGATTCCGCTTCGCCCTCGCAGTGCGCGTACATTGCGTCGGAATTGAATCGCGGAGTGGTGACATGTTCGGGCCAAGAGACCGACCACCACATAGCGGCCACCTTGGAAACTTGGGCCGCCTCTACGGCATCGCGCTCGGCTTCCTGTTCTGGGGTCGGATCGGAAATCGCCTCAAGCTCGTCCAGGCGGGCACAATTCCAGCCGATCACGTCGCGCCATGGCGTGTCCGTGTCTGAATCAATTCGGTTCAGCATGTCGTCGCCACTGATCGAAACAGATTTGTGTCTCATGTTCATTCTCCTGCCGCTCGCACGGCGTTAAATGGTTGTGTTTGCCTTACGCACGACGATACGCCTCATCAGCTACCGCATCGCGAGCCGGTTTCGCAACCGGGTGTTACAACACGCGGTCGTGGAGTGGAACCGGGTATTTCGACGGGAACCGGCTGTCGCACGCCCACACGAACGTGCCGCCAAAACTGTAGGCGTGCTGGCGCCGGAGAGCCGATACCTCGATCAGTGGGCGGTCAGATCGGCAGTAGCAGCCCTCCATGCTGTAGTCAGCAAACCGCACCCGCACCTTTGGCGTTAGTCGTTCGCACAAGTCGTACACATTCAACGGTGTCCCGAAAGCCAGTCCAGCCTCCTCCCGCAGCTCGAGTGATTTGTCGAGTGCTTCTTTGGCAAGTTCAGCACGTTGCACAATCATTCATCCTCCTTCGGACCGCGCAAGGCCGCCAGCGCTCGCATCAATTTGTCCAAGTCTTCAGGCTTGATCTTCTTCAACTCGCGATACGCAAGCTGAAGCCGTGCGTCCTGCGGGTCGAGCTGGTCTGCTCCGACGCCCGAAAGCCAAGTGAAATCCACATCGTAAAGCTCTGCGAACTGAGCAAGCTCGGGCGCTGTTACATTCCGGTTTCCAGCCTCGATCTCGGAGATAGTCGGCCGGTGCATGCCCATTTTCTTCGCTGCCTGACTCTGAGACAGTTCTGCCAACTCTCTAGCGTCTTTCAGCCGGGCGGCGATCACCTGCTTGTTGTCTGCTGGCTTGGTCATACCATGCACTCCTTCGGTGAGTACTTTTCGATGAATTTTCTGCCGATCTCCCTGATGCTCAACTTCCGTCCCTTTTCCACGTAGATGTTTTCATTCTCCTGCCGCTCTCGCGGCGTAAAACCTA